CGTATACTGGCTATCGTTGTAACCGTCAATGAGGTAGCTGAGAAGAGTCTTTCTCTTCCTTTGCTCCGGTGAGAGTCATAAACTTCTTCTACCGTAGCCGGAAGCGTAATCAGGCTGGCTAAGGTCAAAAGCCTCATATGAGATTGGGTAGGATTCTTACCGCGCGTTGCGCCTACCTTAACGCGCATCTTCCCTTACCATTACGACCCTTATTAGTTTCGGCCGCCGTGCTTCGAGCTTTTCGCGCGCAATCTCCAATGCAGACTTCTGGTCCTTCGCTCATGGTGTAACCTCGCTAGATTGTCAAAGAGCCGATACCGGCCGTCGGCGTCATTGCCACTGAGCAGCCAGTAAAGACAGTCTACCACAAGTAGCCGTCTTTGTCAAGCCCTAATTTTGTAACCAGGGCTTCACAACGGCGGCTAGCCGTTGAAAACTCCGCGCCTACTCGCTAGCGTAATAGTCTGCTTTAACCGTTCTGAGGATACGCTTAACCGTTCTATGGCTGGTCTGTCGCATTGCCCCCGAATGCTACCAGGACATTGATATACATCGGCATTCCCAAGTCATCTACCAGGGAACCATTAGCCGTTAGCTTAGCCGGAGCGGCTAGCATTGAATACCGCGCGGGAATGGTGCCGCAGTACTGGCAATGAAATCTAGCGATATGGTTTAACGCCTAAGCAGATATCACAATCATAGCAAGTCTCAGTCATTGATAAATCCTCCGGCTATATCTCAATCAATCCTTATGCCTGAATACATCCTAGCATATCCCAGGGTATTTGTCAAGCCCTAATATTAGCGTCTTATTATTACCAGAATTCTAGCTAGTATTCTGATTAAATCGAATTACCATAACTGCACACTGACAAGACATGCCACCCCTGGGGTATACCCCCTGCACAGAATAACATCCACACTGCTCGCCGGCGGGAGGTGTCTCACTTACTCTCAAAAGGTTCCCAATAAAAGGGTCCCATATAAAGGAATCATAATAATAAAATAAAATATTATACTCGATGCTTTCAGGTTCTGAAACTTTCAGACGGGCGAGGCTCTATCTGCTTGACAGTCAAGAGGTTACGGGTTCGAGGGCGTTTGACAGGTGCTATTCGGTTATGCTATCATGCTCGGAGTCTCCGGGGTCCTATTAGGATTCATTAGATATGGATACACACATTAATACATCACAAGATATCATAGACTTGTTGCGTAGGATGAAGGATGTTACGGCTAGCATCCGACATACTATGCAGTATAAAGTTCTACATGGTACAGAAGTAGCGAAGATATCTAGACGGCTAGCGGAGATAGAAGGAGATTTAGAGCATATGAATGATAGGATCACAACGGAACTAATCAACAAGGAACTTGCAGATGCTAGTACCAAGCAAGGAAGCTCTAGGAAGATTGCATAGCGCCAGACAACTTAATGAATCGTCTCTCTGCGAGACGAGATGCTATGGGTTTATTTGGCGTGGCTATGCAGCCTGCTACACAAACGGCTATAGCTGCTACTAATCCGGTACCATCTACAGCACTAGCAATACCAAACTTCAATCCATTCCCTAAGTCTTCATCTAATGTTCCTGCGGTAGAGCAGCCTATTGCTCCCAAGGATTCTGCTATTGATGAAGATGCCAATGGGCAACCCACTCTAGACAATTTAGTTAACAACGCTGGTGTGCAGATTAAGCTTGCTAATGCACATGATACAGCGTTGGTACTCTTGTTGATGCCATTAAAGAAGTTAAACTGCGTATCCCTGAAATTAAAGCTGATCGCTTGCCGGAGTAATCACAGCTACGAGTAAGTCGTAGAGCAGATTCAACGGCAAAGAATGGATGCGAATAAAGGTCGTGGAGATCAAACTGTCCATCTTCACTTCTATACTCCGACGCAACGTAGGGCAGAAGAGTATGAAGTTATTGATGTGGGGTAGCATCCATGTTAGATCAGGAGTTCATTAAGTGGCTCCTAACTCTCGGAGTCGGCGGAGCAATTGCCGCATTAGTTATTACCTTCTACCGTAAAGACATTAAACAGTATACAGAACTTTGGCGTTCAACGGCTGAAATGCTGATGAAGGCTCTTAACGAGAATACGGCTAGCAACGTAAAGCTTATATCATTGATTGAGTCTATGGAACGTAACCAGCTTCGTAAGGCTGATATTGAATTGTTAGTCGATCGAAGAATGGGAAACGAAAGGAGAGACAGTGCCAACTGAAGTACTAACGATTGGACCAGTAGCTGCAATCACAGACAATACTATTAGAGCTTTACCGGCTCGTGCTGTTCGTTTATTTGTTACCTTCTCAACGGCTACTTCAGTGGATGTATCCAATGCTTCGGATATGTCTAACCCACAGAACTTGTTACCGGCTGCATTTGCTACTGGTGGAGTTGACGTCGCTGCTCAATTCATTCGCGTGAATGGCGGCAACGCAACTGTCAGGTGTGCGGCTCGGTAGATAATAAGGAACTAACATGAAGCGATACATTACACTCTCTGCCAATCTCCATCTTCTCGGAATCATTGCAGGGATAATTCCAATCAGTTCTCTATCAGCTCAGACTACCAATCCTACTTCACCTAGAGTATTACGATATCAGGATAACACACTAGCTTGGGATATTGACGCTCAGTCTCCATTTGAAGCATAGCTCGTTTAAGTACAAAGTATACTGGGCTAACAACCAGGTCTATGAAGTAAATACTACTGTTAACTGTACTGGAGAAGTTAACCCTAGACATTGTACTACACCTGCACCAGAATTCGTTGTTGGTTCTAACGTCTTGCAGATGACGGCTAGTGCTAATACGAATGAGTCTCCTAAGTCTAATGTGTTGGAAGTATTCTACGCGGTGGCTCAGAAAGATAGTAATCATTAATACGGAGAAGCAATCCGTACTGAGATGCCAGCCTGGGACTTATGAGATTCAAAGAATCTCTGAGGCTTCTAAAACTTCTACCAGCGTTTAATACGACTACCAAGCACGTTGCTTACAGCTATGCAACGGCTACTGCTGTTTACATTATCACCTGTACTCTCTTGCAGAGCGGTACTTAACATGACTAAGAAGAACGAGCCACAAAGCAATCAGCATTCAAGAGCTGCATATTCACATAGATAACAAGTTAGTAATCGATACAATCTTGGGAGTGGAGCACAGAATCAATCTCAGGTTAGACAGAATCGAGGAAAAGATCATGGCATTATCACCCGAAGTTCAGGCAATGAAGGATGCAGTTACGGCTGCACTCGACGATCTTGCTAATGACGTGAACACTCTGCTCGGTCGTGCGACCGGCTTGAGTGCAGAAGATAAGGAAGCTCTCACTGCTATTGCAGCGAAGGCTCAGGTACTGCTGGTATTTTTGATTGCACCGGCAGCGGCGACCGGTCTAAATAAGTTACCCTCCCAAGGCTTAGGTAATTCAACGATATGGATAGTTTGCAGGGCTTAACGCAGCGAGTCACTAGTGAAGGCAACGGCTTATATCAAGATGTATTAAAGGATAAGAATATTAGAGGACATGAGAAACAGAACACGTCCTTCAACTTCCAGATGATATCTTCGAGGCTCTGTATGGCGGAGCGGCTTATGGTGGTAAATCCTGGCTACTCACTCTGCTGCCCCTATTCCGTGGCTTCTATAAATACCGAGGATTCAAAGGTATCATTCTTCGACGTAAGTTCCAGACCTGGAAAGAGAAAATTATCCGACTAAGTAAAAGAATACTATCCTCAGACAGGAGGTAAATACAATGAGCAGAAACATAGCTGGGAATGGCCCATGTATGCTCGTATATGGACTTCGGTCATATCCAACATAATACCGACGTTACTATGTACGACTCTGCCCAGTATAACTATTGCGGCTTTGACGAGCTTTACTCACTTCGATGCCTACCCGTATCATTATATGGTCGGTAGTCGTGTACGTCCTGGTGGAGACTTCCATATTGCTTTTGTTAGGAATGGAACCAATCCTGGAGGACCAGGACAGACGTTCGTCTACAATAGATTCGTTAAGCCACACGAAGACGGCTACAAGATTATCAGAGATAGAGCAACTGGATTACTTAGAATCTTTCATCCAGCGTTAGCTGAGGATAATCCTTATGGCATGGAGTACGATCCACTCTATGTCAAGAAGCTAGAAATCCTTAGGGAGAGTAGCGAAGCAGAGTATAAGGCTAAGAGATATGGAGACTGGCACGCCTTTAAGGGCTCAGTATTTACCACCTTTAGGGCCATTCGATTCCCTGGTGAGCCGGATAACGCACTGCATGTTATTTCACCATTTGAGATCCCTGAGTGGTGGCCCCGTTATTGTCAATTGACTGGGGCAAGACAGCAATGTGTTATGCTATGTGGGGAGCCATTGGACCAGATAAACGCGTATACGTTTACAGAGAACGAGGCTGGCGTGGTAGAGTATTTCCCATTGGGCATCGGAGATTAGAGAAATCCATGACGAGTTAAACGAAACACCAACAGTGACTGTCCTTTGTGGAAGTGCATGGCAAAATCGAGGAGGCACTGAGATTCAGGAAGACTTCACTAAGTACTCAGGATTAGTTGCCATTTAGTTCTGAGAAATACTCCTGGATCACGAGTCGCTGGATTACAGACTGTTCACGATTTCCTCCGCTGGGAACAGAAGTCACGTCTGATGAGCAGAGAAGCTTATTATGACATGGCTAAGGCTCAGGAAATCTATCGTCGTTTCGGTCAGAGAGCTTTAGAAAGATATCGTTCTCAGTTTTAGATGAACCTGAAGAACAGAATATTCCTATCCTACAACTATTTGAAGGTAGAACACCTATCCTCGTAGGACACTATTCCTATGGCTGTCTATGATGAGAAGAAGGTAGAAGACGTAGCTGATTTGATGGTGATGAACCCAATTCGATTGCTTGCGATACTTCTGCAAGACGGCTCGCAGATTTATTGCTGGTGAGATTGGTAACATGGAACACCAGGTAAAAATTAGCCAGATTATCCAGACATATGAACAGTCAGGTGATATGAATAAGCTCTATCGTCAAATGGAAACTCTGAGCGTGGTAATAACATCATTAGGGCTTCCGGAATGGGACGATTCGTCCTCGTGGTGTTTTGGCAAGACGACACGGAAGGAGACACTACTGACACTCATTGGGCTTTCATAGCAGTGCTCATCATCGGAGTTCTCTGGTGGTGTATTAGCACTCTGATTTCATTCGTTTGGTATCACTCAGCCAATCGCTGAGTCATCTATGTTCTATTCGTTCTTATCGCTCTACTCTATCTACTAGGTCAATTCGGTTATGGGCCTGGATCATCTTGGAGGCTATGGTGAATTGGATTCAAAGATTATTCCTTACTCCAAAGGAACCTGAGAAGTGTCTCACCTGCGAGGCTTATAAGGAACAGTTAGACTATCAGCGTAAGATATATGATGACTTGCAAGATACGATGATCTCATTGCTTAAGCCTGTCCCCATTATTCGTGAAGGTGTAGATCCTAATCCAAAGCCTATCAGCACTGCTGGTAAGTTGTGGAGTAGGAGGCGCCATGAATTAGAAAAAGGCGGATAGAGCGACAGCAAGACTTAAGGTGACATCACCGGTAATTGCTAAATCTGATGCAGAGATTAAGGCTGAACAAAAGCCTGAGGATAATCCTACTGTAACGCCTATGAACGAAGTAAAGACATTGACCAACTAGAACTTGAATTAGGCGTTGTTGAAAAAGAAGGAGTCACTAATGCCAGCAGGTGTTGTTCAGGCTACAGTCACGGGAAATACTGGTCCGGGTAATGCCGTGACCTCTCTTATTATTACTAACGTGCGCAGCATCAACTTCCGATTCGCTGATGGCGCCGTTGATATTTATTCTGTATAACGTGGCCTGGTTCATTCAGACGTTCCAGTATTCAGCTATGACTACCGTTACTTTTACCCGGCTTCACGTACTGTTGTAATGAGCTAGTAGTTACATGCCAGCTAAATCTGGAAAACAATATCGCCTTATGGCAATGATTGCTCATGGCGTAAGCCTGGAATAGGGCCGAGTAAGGAAGTAGCTGAGAGTTTGTGAAAGAGACACCTAAGGACAAACGCAAGCTTTTCAGCAGCAATAAAGGAAAACGCCGATGGATTAACTGAACAGGATAAGATCAGTCTAAAGGCTGTAGTCGATCATTTCGACGCAGAGGATCTTATTGTCCGTCAGCGACAGCTTCGTCATTATCGTAGGCTGAAAACTTTATTGGAATAACTTTAGCCAGATTTATTGGTCTGAGAGTGCTAGGGATTATCGTGTCTATGTGGCAGACGACTTCGCATATGATGGCAATGATTCAGGATTACTATGATCGACCTGTTAACATCTTGCGTGCGCTTCTTGAAACTATTATCGCTGCTCTTTCTATACAAGTGCCTGCTCCTAGCTGTGTACCTGATTGACGCTGATAATCCGGCTGACCTATCTACTGCTAAAGCTGGTGATAAGATCGGAGAGCTTCTCTATAAGCATAATGATGTAATCTTTCCTGTGGCTTCATGCCCTGTATGTTCACGTAACTGAAGGTATGGTTGCGTGCTATCAGTATAATAAAGAGAGTAATGATTATGGTACTTACAAGGAACGTCAGTATAAGATGAAGAGATTGAGGCATATGTCTGTCCTCACTGCGGTGAGAGACTTGAAGACGACTCTTCTCAAATGAGGTTGCCTTTAGGTAATGACCAGCCACAGCAAATGCCTGCTCCTCCTGACCTCCTGATATTCCAGGTTCGTTCGTAGAGGAAAATGGAATTCGGACCAGACGATGATGATATCGATTTACACTCGGTATTAGATGAGAAGGTCCAATCTGCCAGCTTGTCAGCAGTCTTTAGATCCTGAGCTGGAAAAGACTAAGCTTGTCGTTCCTCGATTCGTCGGGATGAATGATAAGGCTAAGTCACGAGTGTGTTTTGATATTAAGGGTGGTCTGTATGTCAATGACGGCTAACTAATGCTGTTACACAGGCTGACACTCCTTACCTTATTTACAGCTATGAGACTCACTACGCTAACGCTATGCATGAATATAAGAACCTCCGCGAGGAGATTCCGCAGGGAGGTTGGAGTAATGCTGGCGTTAATGATCCTTATGAGCAGTATGCGAGATTAAATCCTCAGTATCGTAATGCATTTCCTGAAGAACAGGTAAACTATTAAGAAGGCTTGGCTTCGTCCGGCTGCTTTTGAAATCCTCGAAGAGAAAGAATGCGAGAGATGCAGAGGAAGTTCCCAGATGGTGCTAGAGTTGATATGGTTAATACGATTGTTTGCTGTGCGGAGAATGAATCCCTGGACGATTGCTGGATCTCTCACGCGAGATCAATGCATGACTTCATTTAATCATGACCCGCTCGTGAGATGCTCACCAATATTCAGGATATTGTTAATGACTTAATCAGCTTAACACTGCAAACTATTGAACATGGTATTACTCAGACTTGGGCTGATCCAGCCGTTGTTAACTTTGAGGCGCAAGAGCAAATGGAAGCCGCTCCTGGTTATATCACCCCGACTAAGTTACAGGGTGGAGCTAGGAATATTAGTGAGGCTTTCTTCTCCACTAAGTCTGCTAGCTTATCTGCTGAAGTATTCCAGTTCTATCAGATCATTTGGCAATTAGGCCAGTTCACTTCTGCTGCAATGCCATCTATTTAATGGTGGTGCTCCGAGTGGTATTCTTCCCAGACTGCTTCTGAATACTCGATGTTCGTCAGGCATCACTTCAGAGACTACAGTTAAAGTGGAAGAGTTTAATATCTTCTGGAAGAATATCTTTGGTAAGGCTATTCCTGCATACATGAAGCTGATTAAGGAAGACGAACGATTTGTTAAGAAAGATCCTAACGGTGGATTCGTTAATGTTATTATTCGTAGGGCTGAGATGGGTGGAAAGCTTGGTTCAGTTGAGATGGAAGGCAGCGAATCTATGCCTATCTCAGATGAGCAGAAGGCTGACCTCATTATGAAACTTATGGAATTAAATAATGAAGAGGTGATGGCTGCATTAACCTCACCTGAGAATTTACCATTTGTTCGTAAGTTGTTAAGATGCCTGAGTTCAAGTTGCCTGGTGAGAACGATCGCAGAAGCAGCTTGAGGAAATTCAGATACTCACTCAGACTGACCTATTGTTATTCCTCCTGATCCTCTGCAGATGCAGATGGCTATGAGTGCAGGACAAATGCCTCAGCCAACTGAAATGCCCTCTGTAGAAGTTGATCCTTTAGTAGATAACCATGCTCTAGAAGCACAAAGTTTGCCGTGATTGGGCAGTGTCAGAGCTGGGAGACTTTGCAAGCAAGAGAATCCCAACGGGCTATAAGAATGTATTGTTACATATGAAGGCGCATATGGATATTCAAGCACAGCAGATGATGCAGCAGCAAATGGCTGCTCAGTCTGCTCAAGCTCGCCTGATAAGGGCAAAAATAACCCTGCTAAGCTAAGCAGGATTCACAGATAAGAGAGGAATCAGATGCCGGGACTCTGTCCAATAATGGAACTGGTGACGATACCACCGTTAAGACCGGCGGAGAAGTTAAGGATAACAATAACGCCGATGATATTAATGCTTTTCTGTCGTCAGATGATGACGACGTTAGCCTGTATTAGACGATAAGGACGATGATAAAGACGACGATAAGGAAGATAAAGAAGATAGCCTGCTCGTCGTAGTAAGACATACTGATAAAGATGATAAGGATGACGACGATAAAGAAGATGACGATGAAGATGACATTAGCCTTAAAGGCGATGACGATGATGAGAAACTTGACTTAGATGAAGATGGAGAGAAGAAGACTAAGGCAGATGATGATTTTGAATTGATGCTCCGCCTAAGAAGCGTGAGATTCTAGCTAAGTATCCCAAGCTTTTCAAGGAGTTCCTCACCTTGAGAAGATGATGTATAGGGATAGGCAATATACAGAGTTATTTGGTAGCTTCGATGATGCTAGGAAGCGGCTGAACAGGTTCAGGTTCTCAATCGCTTTGAAACTGATCTTGGCAGTGGAAACACTACGACTATCCTTAAGCAGATTAAAGAAGTAAATAAGGAAGCCTATGATAAGATTGTAGATAATTATATTGATGCTCTTGGTGAGTTCGATAAGGAAGCACAATCTGAAGTCCTGGGTAATGTCGGTAAGAACTTCATTGCCGCTATGGTCCGGGATGCTAAGAGATATGCTGAGAAGGGTAACAAGGAAACTCAGATACTTTAGGCAAGCTGCTCTTGTCCTGAATCAGTTCTTATTTCAGAGCGATGAGTGGACGGCTCCTAAGCCTAGAGTTCAGAAGAGTGAAGCTGAGGATGCTGTTAAGCAGGAACAACAGCAGTACGTAAGGCAAGGTTTTACAGATGCTCAGAACGATCTGCAGGTAAGGTCGATAACATTCTGAGAGCTACTATTAATGAGTATATTGATCGTAACGGAGAGATGTCTGCATTCGTCAAGAAGCACGCTGTATCGGGTGCATTGAAGTCTCTTCATAAGTCGATTGGTAGTGATACTAATTTCCGTAAGGCACTAGATAGCTCGTGGGAAGCGTCGTACAATGATCGTTTCTCACGTGGTTCTCAGGACAGAATTAAGTCCGCATATCTTGGTAGGGCTAAACAGCTATTGAAGACTGTCATTAAGAACGCACGAGCTGAAGCTCTAAAGGATACTTACACCTTCTCGTCGAGTTAATGAACGAGGATGAAGAAAAAGACACACGCCCTCGTAGGGCTATTACTTCTGGCCGTCCGCGCCAATCATCTAGCGGAAATAGTGGAAAAATGGAGAAGGGCGAGTCTGTACTCGACTTCTTATCCCGATAGTCTGCTTGATTTGTGTGAGGACCTAAAACATGCCAGCAGTTGTTGAATCTCAGGTAGCAGGCACTGAGTTAGAGCGTGTGCTGCGAAAGTTCAGGTCGTTTACGAGAGTGACGACCATTTCTATTCTAATATTAAGAAGCGTGAAGTAGAGACTGTTTCTTATCGTGAAATGAGGGCGCCTCTTGAATTGCGTCCCGGTGGTCGTTTCAGTACTTCAATCCAGGTGGTGGTGATCTGGGTCGAGGTGGTGGTCCACTTGGGATAAGGCAGTTCTTCGCCCTGTATTTCATGAGTGAGATATTGAATATACTAAGTTAGCTCAGTGGAGCACCGATGACAAGCGTAAGGCTGTTATTATGCTGTGCGTGTCTTACGGCTGGCGCTATCGTTGAAATGCGCCGTCAGATTGATGCCAGCTTCAGCAGCCCGCACTGGTGTATCGGTTACTATTACTACTGCTACGCCTTCTGGCGGTGTTGATACGTATACTCTGACGACTGATGGTTTCGGCGCTCGCTTAATGCGCTTTGACCAGGTTGTTCAGGTATTCGATTCTACCTTAGCTACTTTCCGTGGTAAGGGTGTTATTACTCAGTGGGACGTTGAGAATAAGACCATCCAGGTTACTCCGTCGATTACTGGTGCAACCACTGGTGATCTTCTGGTTACTGATGGTATTACCTCTCCGAAATCGCTGGCCTGCTTTATATGGTATTCCCTATCATCACTCGAATGCGTTCCACGGGAACGTGGCTTTGGATTCGACCGTTCTATTACTCCTGAAATTCGCGCTAACCGAGTGAATGCGGGTAACAATCCGCTTACGCTTCCGTTGCCGCGTCTTGCTATTAATAAGGTTGGAAACCGTGTAGGTATTGATAATAACTTTAAGATGACTGCTTGGACTCATCCGGCTCAGCCAGGCTTATGAAGAGATTGGACAGTTGATGTCCCGTCATTCACAAGTCTGCTAAGGATGAAGCTCTTAATGCCTATTTCGGCGATAATATGCAGTTAGCTGGTGCGCCTATCCGCACTCATTTTAACTGGAATAGGACCCGTATTGACTTCGTCGTTGATAGTGTGCTGGGGTCGTGCAGAGATTCTGCCTATCGTTTCTATACGTCCGATGGTCGTCGAATCTTTGAACTCCGCGGACTAGGCGGCGTGTGGCTACGGCCGATATCTTCTATATGGTTGTTGGATTCCAGACATTTGTTCTTAATTCCTGCTGCTTGTGCATATTATCGATAACCTTGCAGTGCCATCGGGCTACTAAGGAGGAATAATGGCTGACGCTCGTAATTGGCAGAATTTCTCTACTGTCCAGAGCGGTGTGCAGGATAGCCGCCTGGAACATTGCCTCAGCGGCTACTATTACTCCTACTAACTTTCTTACCTTTGTTACCGGCACTGTGCAGGTTGCTAATATTACGCCTCCTATGGATGGCGCTCATATGCTTTGCATGGTATTTACTAACGCTGCTCTGGTGCGTTCCTCACGACTGGTAATATTCAGCGTGCTGCTAGCGCCCTTCCAGAATATCCCGATTCTTCTTATCTACGATCATGTCGGTAAGAAGTTACTGGGAGCTTATCTACGCTAGCTAATTGATATACAGGGGCCGCGCATCTTACACGCGGACATCTCAAAGGTGGAGGAGGAAAAGAGATGATTCCTGGCTATGGGTCAAGTAGGTTAATCGAATCGGAAAATCGCATCGGCTGCGAGCATTACAGTAAAGGCCGACCTTATTCGACTTACAGGTACTACTCAGGTTGATAATATTCTTGGACCTCCGACTCTCAGGGTCGCGATGCCAATCTTATCTTTGTTTATACCACTGGTGCTGGTCTTACTATTTCAGCGGCTGGTAATGTGGCTGTTGCACAGGCTCTCGTTACTAACCGTATTTACGCTTATATCTGGTCTTATCTTGCTAACAAGTGGCTTCCGCACGCTGTCGTGTTAAGGAGAAACAATGGCAACTGGTAGACTTCAAGGTCAGATTGCTGTTGGCGACGTCATTAAGATTGTTGGCGTCGTAACGGCTATTGCCGAAGGCACTCAGCCTACTGTAACTATTACTACTAAATATCCTAATTTTGCTGGTGCTAAAACCTCCATCACCGTCGACACATTCAACGGATAGAGACGAATGAGCAATCCATTTGGAGGGTAGTAACCCGTTCGCGGCTCTTTCTAAGCCATCATCTGAGGCTCCTGCTGCTGAGCACGATTACGGATACTGATCCTAATAAGGATAAAAGTTACTTTCAACGATAAGCAGAGCAGCCAGAGCTGCCAAATATTGGAACAAGTAGAGACTGATCCTATTCCTCTTCCTGATTTGCCTCCTCCTGAGCCGTTCGTTATCAGTGAGACACCATCAGAAGGGTGATTGATATTTTAGCTGAATATAAGAAATGTAGAGTCGGACATTCCGCTCACCTCTGAATACTGGCGTCTCAAGCACCTCATCTAAGGAGTCTCCGTGTCTGAGTTGCAAGAGTCTATTGAGGACATTATCGCAAACTGAAGGACGAATACGGGTATGGTCCTGATGGCATTAACCCTGAGTGGAGAGTTGTCTTAGCTGGCTCATTACTAGAGAAGCGTTGGATGACTCACACGGATGAAGGATTTATTCTGTTGAATCCTGAAGTTCGTGAGGTGCCTAAATATCAGCATATTGATAAACATAAATATGTATTGAAGTCAGGTTTCCTGTAATGGGAGAGACTGACGTAACTACTAAGACAAGTTATGAGCCAGCTTGGACATTTGAGGATAGGCATGGTACTTATTTACCTCCTCAGTTCTGGGCTGCTAAGATTGTTATTGATAGGATTCATCATCAGATGGATAAGCATGGATGGTTTTAAGAAATATGATGACCCAGAAGCTACTGAACAAGCTAGGCTTCAAAAGATCATTGACATGGAGAAAGTACTTTTCGGTAACGAGACTCCAGTTGGCGATGCATTAGCACATAAATACGCGCGTGTAGTGCCGGAAATGGACTCTCTGATACGACGGAGAAAAGCGAATGAGCAGCGGATTTGAAGGACTCAGGCAAAGTAGGCGAATTTATTCAGCTAGAGGTTTGATTAGGACTGTCCGTAACCCAATGGACAAGGCTACTATTGTTAGCATCTATCCTAAAGATATTTATGATGTTTAAACATACTACACAGCCTAGCAAGTACTTTATCAAGGGAGGAAGTGTTAAAGAGCCGTCGCTTACAGTAGTTGTCCTGCAAGTTGTGGAGAGACGTTGATATTGAGCAGCCATATGACTTGAGTACCAGTAGCGGCTACTCAAGTTGCTCATGCTCTCATTACTGACTACTGTCAGGGATTTTCTTGCTTGCGATATGGAAGAGATCGCCCTGGGCTTTTCTTACCCTGGCGAAATCACCCGCAAGGTTCTTATTACTGAATATTCTATCAAGCTAAAGGAAGCTGGAAGAGAGGCAGAAGAGTTGGTATCGTCTGCTTATGAGGCTTGCCGATTCTTATGGGCTCGTAGTAATGGTAATCCACTAGCTATTTGGGATGAAATGCTATGGCCGCTAGAGAATTAGGCCTCGATAATAGGCCCTGGCTTAAGCTGGATGTTCAAGTCGATATGGTCCGCTGCTTTGCTTGTGGAAGTCTTCGTAACCCTGAATTTCCGATTTGTGCAACCTGTAAGAACATAGACATGACAACATCCGCGTGCAGGGGAAATCAAATTAGCGGCAGGATAACATGTCAACTTGGACAAGGCATACTATCAAGATCGGCAGCACTCCTGAATGATCAGGGACAGAGCGAACTACACTGATACGTTTTGCTGCCGTATCTGAATACAGCTTTATCCGAGTTGCAAGAGATATTTGAACTCAATAACATTCCGTCTACTAACGAAACTAGTGCAACAATCGCTGTCCCATCTGCTACTATCTGCTATAGGATTTACTACTGTTCCTGCACTACCTCTGATTTAGTTGAGATTCAGCAGTTGTGGGAATCTCAGACTGGTCAAGATAACTGGATGCCGGTTACTAAGAAAGAGTTCTTAACGGCTTCGATTCTTGGTACTGTTCAGTTAACTGTATTTGGTATCTGGGCTTGGATTGACCAGGAGATTCGAGTAAGAGCTGCTGTAACTCCTATCGATTTGGAAGCTTGACTACATTAAGACATTATTCTTGAGCTAGCTCTATCAGGTTTAGGAATCAGAATACCATCATTAACACTGATACGTCTTTACATATAGAGTTGCTGCTCTAGCATCTGAGTTCATCGATGAGAACATCACAAGAGCCGACAAACAGAATAGTATGGCTGCTGGCTGCACTTGATCGTTCTCTTGGCATTAGCATTAAGGGTAAACAGAGTATTGCTGTTCGTCGCAGGCCGTTTAGAGCGGCTTGAAACGACGGAGGTCATTACTTTGAGAGATCATCAGCCAGTAGTTATTGACAACTTTAATGGCGTCTGGAGACGCGGTAATCCATATGATGTTCCACTAGATCACTTAGATGAGGCTAACAATCTAGATCAATTTTGCACAGCACTGATGTCCAACTTCGTCCTGGAGTTGGAATTAAGCAAGATTTGCTGTTCCGCTAACTAATATTAAGAGGGTATACAACTATCTACAGCTACGTCTAACGGTATGATTGTTCTCACATATGATGGTACAACTGGTAAAGTCTATCATGTTCAGGATGATGCAACTATATTTGGACCTATCCTCACTATTGCTGGCATGGAAGATATTGCTATGGTTCCATTTAACGGGAGAGCTTTAATTAGCCCATTTAAAACTTATCCTAATGCTCAGGGTATCAACTTTGAGAAGGAATGAATGGTCAATTCCTGTATGTTTATAACGGAGATGGAACTAATGCTCGTAAAGCTGGCGGGGCAGTTCCGGGTGGCTCAATAACAATCGCAAATGGAATTGCCGGGCATACAGATGCAGGGACACATGTATTTGGGGTTGTTGGAGAAACTGATTCCGGTTATCTTAGTGCTCCTACTGCTCTCAATAACTTCGTTACAGGTGCTAGTTTATCGGTCTCATTCTCGACTGTGCCGACTTTTGTTGGAGCACAGTGGGTCAGAAGACATATTGTCGCATCTAAAGCTATTCCAACTTTTAACGGTGACAATACAGGATATACACTATACTTCATTCCTGGCGCTACTATCAATGATAATGTCACTACTACTCTTAGTAACATTAGCTTTTACGATGCTGACCTCTTAGAGGATGCAAGCCATCTACTAGATAACTTCTCAGATATTCCTGCTGGTTCCTGCTTAGCTATATATCACAATAGACTTTGTTTAGCTGGTCAATTCGTTGATCCGCATCTTATTCGTGTGTCTGCAGCCGGTGAACCTGAAGCTATTAATCAGATTAACGGCTTCCTTACTATGCCTGCTGATGGTAATCCAATAAATGCTATTGCTGAGCTGAGAGATGTCATTTACGGCTTTAAGAGGTCTAAGACGGCTAGTTGGGTAGATAACGATGGAGTGCCTACTTCATGGCCTTTTGTTGCTGTGGATGATGCTTTAGGCACTTCAGTTCACGGAATTGCCACACATTTAGATTCTGGCTCGTCAGTTGCTGACTTCTTATATGTAGCCACCTATCGAGGATTATGCCTTTTTAATGGTAGATACGTAGCTCCAGAACTTAGTTGGAAGATTCAGGACGATTGGATTAACTTTGACCGTAACGAATTCAGGAAGATCCAAATCGTCGACAATCCCATTGAACAGGCCATTTTCATGGTTACACCAGAGAGAAACATACTAAAAGGCTACTACGGTAACGGTTTGACACCGAAAGATATCCAATGGTGGCCGTGGTCGTTTGATTTCAAAGTCAACACGATCGGAATCATAAACATCAACGACTTCATCATTGGAGCTGACATAGTCTAATCATGACTCTCATAGTTCCAAACGCTCGCGAAGTAGCTATAATGACGGAGTTTCTGACTCCTAGTCTAACGCTAAAGCTTTATTCTAATGATGTTACGCCAGACGGAACTAAAGTAGCTGGCGATTTCACTGAGGTTTCTGGTGGTGGCTATACCAGTTTCCCACTTACGTTTGCTAATTGGACTATTGTTGGCGGTGCTCCTACTGTTTGTACTTATCCCATTCAAGGATGGGGATTTACAGGACCAACTAGTGCTCCCGGCACTATTTACGGCTATTTTATTACTAGGGTTTCTGATGGGGTTCTGATGTATGCTGAGCGTTTTCCTGGTGGAACAGTACCATTTACACCTGAGAACGGCTCTATTATTCGTGTTACGCCCAAAATCACCTGTGAGAGTGCATAATGCCTAATTGGCCTACTGAACCGCCATCAAATGCGGTTGCTCTATATCTATTCTACAATATCTGGTTTAGTAACAATGCCGACTATGATGCTGCTATAGCTCTCTATGGCAATTCAGTCTCTCGTAGCCCTGCCTCCATGCGTAATTTGCTTGGAATTAGCGAAACTGCTAATGGTTGGGATGGTGTTGATGATACGTGGATTCAATTCGTATCTCCACCTTGGGTTATAGATATTAACGCTGACGGCTCTTGGAAGCCTCCTGTTCCTATTAAGGATGCTCATGCATACGTGTATCCGTCTGATGCAAGTGGAAACCCGTATTGGTGGCCTCCTAGCTCATACACATTCGATTATAACCAAGACTATCTAGTTGTTCCTGGACACCCAAGTGTTCCCATTTGGGGTGCCGGTAGAACATTAGTTTGGTACTGGGTAGGTATTCTTTTGTGCAAACAGGGTGGTGTAGCTACCACTCCTACCACTATTACACCTGTTGTTGGCGGTGGCGCTGTAGTCAGACAGAATATTAGACCTAGAAGGTTCTCTACTGGATTTGAAACTCAGAATGGCGGTCAGGTTGTACCAAATAGCTCTCCAGAAGGGTTAAGTGGTACTACACAATCTGAAGGCTATACCCGTTCTGCGTCTAGAACACCAGATGGTATAGGATATCTTTCATTAGGTGGTGGAAGTAGTTGCCGATATTTCCTAACTGATAATGGAACTCCATCTAATCAAGGTAACTCAGCAGAGCGGATGTATGTAAAATTCCAGAAATTTCCGACTGCAGCTAGTGGATTTATAACATTCACTACTGATGGTAACGAAACTATAACTGCAACTATCGACCAGTTCGGTCAGTTAAATGCTTTTATTGTTAATAACTTTAGCATCAATAGCGGACCATTAGGAGCTGGAGCTACTCTAGCTCTTGATACCTGGTATAGAATTGATTCATATGTGAAGTTTGTTATTTCAACCGGAAATACCGGAACTCTAATTATGAAGATACTTGGCACTACCGTCTTAAGTGTTAGTGGATTGGTTAATACTGGATTTGGTCCACAGACACGAGTACATGCTCAGACTAGTATATCTAGTGGTGGACTTGGATTAGAAGTTTGCTATGATGATTGGGAAAATATCGATCCTGGTCCTATTGGAACTAACCTTCAAGAAGGCACTATTGATTATTGGACTGGTGTCCATATGCAACTTATCAATAATACTGGATTTGCTGAGAATAGCGGCTGGACTGGTGACTATCTGCGTTCTATGCAGAAACAGCCTGCTGCTCCATTAGTTCAGATTAGCAGTAGTACATCTGGAGCTAGACTCAGGCTAAATAGTGATATGGATGCCAGCTTAACTGGCAGAATTAGTGGTGTAAGACAGCAAGGAACTCTCACTCTAAATGCTCTAGCTGCTGTATCAAAGGGTGTTGGTAGTACTACTGATAGACTAGGTGCTCTCCATAGTGGAGCTGATGATACTAAAGCTATCACTATGGCAACCTCTTTAGAAGGATATCATAATCTATTAAACGTATCTGCTGGATTACTTGATCCTAAGCCTATTGCTAGCCTAGAACCATGCTATCCACTGTTTATTAAGTCTACTGATGGTAATGCTACTAACGTAGTGTTCTTAGCCCTTGAAGCGGCTTTCATGGGCCAGTATGGCGCAGAAGATGGAGTAAATCCAGACTTTATTGTTACTACTGATCTAATTGGACACCATAATGCCCCATACTGGGCTACTTATATGGGTCGAGGTACAGTTCCTCCCCTAATACAGTGGGTGTATCTGCTGGAACTTATGTCGGGAATGGCACCTTCCAGACTGTTACTATCCAATTACCTGGTATTCATTGGTTAATGATTCGTAATACTGCTACTTTCCAGCAAACCTGGTGGGCTAGTACTCATCTTGGTCCACATTTGCTGGTAACTGATGATGCTATCCGTCCTGGCCTGTTAATTGATGTTGATATTGATGATAACGGAGATACTGCGTTAAAGATTAGCAACGCTGATAATGCCAGTAATGCTGCTGGCGTGACTTATCAGTACGTTGCATTCTCTGACGTTATGTCTCGTTGTCTATTGAATATTCCACGTAGGCAGACATTTAATACTGGACAGGTTACTAATCTATTTAGCGGAAGCTTCTTACCTGAATGGGCTATGTCTCAAGGTGAGAGTGTTAAAAACAACTCTGGTGCTATAAGCTTCTATTCTAAAGGTCCTGGCATGACGGCTGACCAAGCTAAGAATGCCAGTAACGTATCTCCAACTGCCACTGGTATGCGATTTGGTACTGGTAATATCACATTACTAAATACTGTTGGCGGTCAGGGCTTTGGCAACTCTATCTCTCTATGGAGACAGTATGCAGATGGTATTGGTACTAATCCTAATGTTTTATTCATTGGTCAGTATACAGGCAATGGAGCCGGTGCTAGGACATTATCAGTCAATCTAAACGGCCGTAGACCTCTATTAGCTATCGTTGTTCCTTCGGACGCTAGTTCTCCATTCTTACGTGATCCTGGTCATACTGGCAGCAACTCCTGTACTCTTGGTGCTGTTAATAATTTGACTAGTGGTATTACTGGTGGAGGCATTGACCAGCTTATTGTAGCTACTGGTCTAAATGTTAACCTTGTAGCCTACTCTGTATTCATCATTCCGTCATGCAGTACAACCGCTGGCAATGGTGGATTTGGCATTAACGAGACTTGTGGATTGGCTGAGCCTGGTTGGGATGCAGCTAATACACCTGATTTCACTCTAACACCTCCGGCACCTCCTGGATTTGATATCGTTGGTTCTGGTGGTTTGGTTCTTAGCGGTAATCCAGCTAAACTTATTCTTGAAAATGTAGGTGGTTTATACACTCTAGTTCCTGGTCAGCATCATGACCATCTACAAGATACACAGACAGGTCAGCCTGAAGTAGATGTTCCTATTCCTAACCCATACGGAAAGACAGGGTTTATAGGTGGCTAATCCAGTAGATTTAGCTAAATTAAAGAGCACTCTGGCAACTTCTGGTATCTCACAGAAGAACCAGCCTCTACATCAGATATTATGGACTCTTATTGATTTCTGCCAGAAGAACTTTCAGTCTCAAGCTGCTGATATTGCTACTAGTTCTTCAGGTGGTGGCAGTGGCGGTGGAGGTTCCAGTACATTAGTAGGTGGTAATCACCCATTAGAACTATATGAGGAACAGTTTGATTCCAGCTTTCCTATGCCTGGTCCTATGGGACCAAGAGGTTTTACTGGCTTAGCCGGACCTCCTGGATTAGATGGAGACGATGGAATTGATGGAATTGATGGTTTTCCTGGCTGTTGTGACCCTACTTTAATTGCATCTGTTACTAGTACTGGCACTGTTAACGACTTAGCAATTGGTAGAGCCAGATACGTTTATCTCGATAATGCTACTGACGTCACTATTACTGGTATTGCAGGTGGAAAAGATGGAGATATCGTTACTTTCATATCAAGAGGCGCAGGCCATGCATTCTTTACTCCACAGGATGCTGGTAGTGCGGCTGGCAATAGACTAATTAACTGGGTTACTGTAGGATTTACTCCTATTTGTGCTGCTGTTGGCACTGTTACATATGCCTATGATGGCTCTGTTTCTAGGTGGAAGATACAAAGACATAATCAAGGAGATTTCATTTCTATTCCATTTGCTAGCTGCACATATGATAGTAACACTGGTGCTTTCTGGACAGTCACAGCACCTGATGTTATATCTCAGAAGTATTATCTATTGGGTAAGACCATGTTCGTTCATGTCACTATCAATCCGTCAGTTACTCTGGCTGGTGTAGGGACTAGACTTAGAATCAACTTTAGTGCTTATGCCACATGGTCCTGGCTAAATACTACTAGAAACTATGCTCGCGTAGTAGATGCCGCAGCCGCACAGGCTGGTATGATTACACTAGCTGCTGCTACTAATCTTATTCAGTTCTCTCACGATACTGCTGATACTGCATGGGCTGTAGGTGCTGGTAGAGTTATTGATGGCGCTACTGTAATGGGAATGCTGACTTAAGGAGAAGAAATGGCAGGAAAAATCGCCAAGAGGATGGCAGGTCCAGCGCAAGTAAGTAATGCTGCTGCTACTAAATATACCGTCGCTGCAAATCGACGTGGCATCATTAGACATATTCACATTAGTAACCCGAGCGGCTCGATTGTTACGTTTACGATGTCTATTGGCGCTGATGCAGCCGGTACTCGCATCTATGATGCTTTCCAAGTTGGCGCTAATACTGTCATTGATGCTTACTGCTATTACGTCTTAGAAGCCGCTGAGATTATCCAGGCTTTTGCTGGTACAAATAACATTCTGACTTTAACCATTGACGGTGACGAAGAAGTCTTAGCATAATGACTACTACACGAATGGGCTCCGGGAAGGGCGGAGCAGAGGTTATATGGCATATTGCAGGTGTAAGATTAAGGATTGTTGGTAGTGGCAATCTTCAGATGTACCTTCGTACTCTTGATAATACTAGATCATTTACTATGCTTCCTCTTCCTATGGCAGCGACTACAGATAAGGAACCTACTAGATTAGGAAATATAAGATCTCAAAGGACTCAGGTCGAATTTAGAGTTACAGAGCAGGACGAATGGTTTAGGATTTCTAAATTAGTCGTCTTTGCCAAGGTGTCTGGTACATCTTTGCCAGGTTAAACATGACTCTACGTGAGAAACAGTCTATTTTTGTCTTTCTTATTAGTAAACTAATCACTTTTGCATACGAATCTGGTTATGAGCTGACATTTGGTGAATGCTGGCGCTCTCCTGAAGAAGCTTTAAGGCTGTCAAATGCTGATAAAGGGATTAAGAACTCACTCCATACAGTTAGATTGGCTATCGATCTACTTTTATTCAAGAATGGGAAGTACCTCACTAAATCTACCGACTATCAAGTACTTGGTGAGTGGTGGGAACGCCAATCTACCACTGACTATACCTGCACTTGGGGTGGAAGATTCGGAGATGGTAACCATTTCTCTATTAGCCACCAAGGAAAGAAGTAATGAGAGCTAGAGGATATAGTATTAAGGATGCTGAGGCCGTTAAGGCTGTATTTGATAAGTTCTATTCTGAGGATAAGACTGGAAAGCTTAATTGCCCTGATTTTATGCGAGACTTTATGTGTGCTTTCGTAGTTAGTGATGATGATAATAGAATAATTACTGCGGGCGGAGTCAGGACTATTGCTGAAGTCTGTATAGTCACTGACAAAGATAGATCGCCTCGAACGAGAGTAGAGGCTTTGCGAGAGGTTCTTAGGATTTCAGGCTTTGTAGCCAAAGAGAACCGCTACGCCTATCTTCATGCAATAACTGATGACCCAACATGGGCGCATCATATGCGACAAAACGGGTTTGTAGACCGAGGTGCTGATCTGCTAATCCATGTTGGAGACATCAAATGAGCATTTTTACTAAGGGACGGCTACATCCTTTCAAAGACTTTAAGTCTGACGATAGGAACAGAGTACAGGACACGATTGGTCAATTAGACCCTGCGCAGTCTGCGAACGATACTACTCGTCAAGAGATGATCGTTCCAACTACGCAGAATATGTACAATAACTATCTAACTGGTAGTCAGAACGCCTTCGCCGATTACGGCGATATTATGAATCGCTATCGTGGCCTATCTAATACTATTGGAAACTATGACAAGGTAGATGCTCCTACTATTGGTTATTCTCGTAGTGGTGAAATGAATAAAGCTATGCAGGGCTTTAGTGAATTCTCCGATACAGGTGGTCTTAATAGTCAGGCTCAGGCCGATTTACGTGCTCGTGGTATTAGTCCTATTCGTTCTGCCTATGGTAATACAATGCGTGAGTTGGATCGTTCTAAGAGCTTAGGCGGTGCAGGTGGAAGCTCTAATTACATAGCAGCTAGATCAGCGGCTCAGCGTGAATTACCGCAACAGTTAGCTGATGCTACTCAGAATGTAAATGCTGGTATTGCAGAAATGGTCCAAAAGGGCCGATTAGCTGGTATGTCTGGCCTTGGTCAATTAGCTACTGCTGATAGCGGGTTTGGTCAAACTGCTCAACTCGCTAATCAAGATGCTACTCTTAAAGCTAGACTCGCTAATCAATCTGCCGGTCTGTCGGCTAATAATATGAGGCTCGGTGCTCTGTCTGGCATGAGCAATCTCTATAGTGCTAACGCCTGGGCAGGCTCAGACCTTCGGTAATCAAGTTCTTAATTCTACTCAGAACTGGCTGAATAATAACGCTCAGCAGACTGATATTGCTAAGGCTCGTATTAACGCTCAGCTCGGTAAGACTCAGATTCCGACTGGTTTCCAGGCATTCCTTGGTAATGCTAGCAAGATTGGCGATATCGTTGGTGATGCAGCGAGCTACTTCTAATGCCTATCTTTGATGACAACATTCGGCGCATTATGCGTATGCAGAACATAATGGGTAATGGCGCCCCGTTAGGTAATGATCTGCCCGAACAGGGCGGTATTATGGGTAATATGAGAGGTCCTGGAACTCCAGGTGGTAGTTATGGTAATTCAAGACCTACTGGTAACGTAATGAGTGCTCTGAAGGGTGGTGACTTCAGTTCATCTAAGCGTTACTCAATGGGTGGTGAAAATACCTTTGGTACTGGTAGAACTGGCTCTGTTGTAGACCAGAATGATGATAATGACTATGATATCCATACTCGTATGCAGGAACTCTATCATCCTAGCAACCAGATTCAGGATAGATACATTAAAGCCCTAGATGAAATGCCTACTAGGAATAAGCCTGGTATTGTTAGGAAGATTGTTGCTACTGTTGGAGCCGCTGGCTCTCATGGTAGACAGAATGTAGATAATATCCTGTATGGTCCTTATAATCGCCAGATGGCAGATTGGACTAAGCGTATTGGTCCTCTGCATGAAGGTGCTGAACTGGAGCGTTCTAACAACACTAACTTACGTGGTATTGCTAGCAGTGTAATTAGCCAGGAAATGGCTGATAGGCGCATCGATAGACAGATTCGTAGGGATAGAGTATTAGAAGATCAGGGAACGTCTAGGATTCGTCAAGGTGATGAAAGGATTCACCAAGGCGATGAGCGTATTGCTCAAGGTAATGCAGCCGGTGTCAGGGCCGATGCTAGATTAAAGATTGCTCAGGATGTAGCTAAGGGTGGTCAGCTTAAGTTAGATGATGCTGGCACCTTACGTATGTATTATCGAGATGGCACCTCTAGAGAGGTTGATGGTCAGTTCCTAACTGCTGAAGAGAAGAATGATCTAATTACTCAAAGACAGAAGGATGTCAATGCATCCAGACCTGGAGCTACTAGGGATAGAGTTGAGACTGCTGTTGTTGATGATCCTGATAATCCTGGCCATACTATCGCTGTTATTATCAATAAAGATACTGGTGAGGTTAAGAAGGCTAAGATTACTAAAGAAGGGACTACTGAGAGAGTTCCTGTCACTCCAACCGTTAAGGATAGCTCATTAGAGCAGGGTAGGGGAATTACTCAGAAAGCCCAGCAAGTTAAGGCTCAGAACTCTGCTTGGAGCAAGTATATCAAAATCGATAAGCAAGGTAAAGTCTCTATTACTACACCAGGTATCTTTAGCGGTCCCAGTCAGGGTGATTACGATAAGATTTACCAGTCTATTTATGGTGATACACAGCCTGCACCTGCTCAGAGAACACCTAGTAGAATGGGTGGTCCTGGACCTGGTGCTCGTAATGGACAGGCTATTCCACCTGAAGGATTTGTTAGGGTTACTGGTCCTAAAGGTGAAAAGGGTAGAATGTCTCTTCAAGAATGGAAGTCCAAGGACTGGACAAAAGAAGGTTGGAGGATGACACAATAATGCCTGGAATCTTTGAACCTCTTTGGAAGGGTCCACAGAGACTTGCTGATGATTTAGCTGGTGCTATTGATCCTCAATATGGTGAAGGCGGCACTATGAAGGGTCTTGCGGCTGGAATGCTGCAGGGCGTTGGTAATGTCGCTTCTGATATGACGTCTCCTTTCTCATTAGCTACTAGTGCTATTCCTGTTATGTCTAGGTTAGGTCTTATTGGTAAGGCTGCTGGTGGATTACGTAATGCTCAAACTGCTACTCAGGAAGCACTAGCTGCAGAACGAGCAATGAAGCCTGCTATTGGTGGTAATGCTATTTGGGAAGAAACTGCTAATGCTGCTAGACGTGGTGATGAAGCTGTAGAAGCTGGAATGGCTGGTAAGAGAGTATCTCAAGTTCCTAGACCTAGTGGTACTAATACTGCACCTAAAGTAGCTAAAGAGGGATTCGATCATAGCATGCTATCACAAGGTGAAATAGGCCATGATGTCTATAAGATTGACTGGCCTGGTAATCCTCTGCATGGTGCTAGGGTAACGGCTGAAGGTCTTAAGAGATTAGGTATGGATATACCTCAAGCTGCTGAATCAGCTCAGATGATTGATCCTGGTATCGGTCCTACTAGAGTATCTGCCTTCATGGAACGGCTAGGTAAAATGGACGCAGCTAGAAGGCGTTCACAGCGTTTACAGCCTGGTAGATTTAATCCGGATTACTAATGCCTGGTCCTCAGTCATTCGTTCCAGATACTTTTGTACCTGATGAAGAAGATAAGAAAGGTCCGTCTACATTCGTACCTGAAACATTTCAAGCTGACGAACCTGAACCTAAAGGATTATTAGAAACACTGTGGCATGCTGCTGCAGATCCATTAACGGATGCCCCCAGCCGATTTGCAAAAGGAGTAGCTAATTGGCTTGACAATCCTATGGATCGTGGTAGTGAAGCTACTCCTATTAGATCATTTATCGCCGGTGCTACTGAAGGTGCTGGTGATTTAGTCTCTGGCCTTACTAGTCCTATTAACCTTGCTGCTACTGCATTAACTGGCGGTTCTAGTGCAGCGGCTAAGGCTGGATTACCTAATGCTGCTAAACTGCTAGGATATGGTGCTAAGGCTGCTCTTGCACCTGTATTAGCTCATGGCGCTATCAATACGTTACATCCAGAATCTAGTCTTTCTGATAGAGCTTGGGGCGTAGCTGAAATGGCTGGCGCTGGTGCTGGTATGTTACATACTCCTACAGTCGCAGATAGAGGACCTAGATTAATACCTGATGAGCCACTAGAGATACCTGCTATTACCCGTGCTGACAGACTATTAGAAGCTCCTAAAGATCCATATATTGCATCTGATACTGGTCAAGTCCAGCGTCGTAGTCTGATTACTCCACAAGAGGAAGCAAGACTGGCTGGATATGATTATGAGTATGATCCTACTGGTCGTATGGTACCTAAAGGTGAAGAGAGTCTTAGTCCTGCAGATCATGGTGTAGACTTTGGTGAGATTAGAGAACGTGAGAGACTTGCTGGATTAGACTACACAGGTCATGAGCAGGCAGGTGGTTCGTTCTTAGAATTACCTGACCAGCCTTTAATGGATATTCCAGTTGAAGCAGGAGATACCAGACTTGGCTTCGGTAATGTTAGTAATGCTGATCTTCCGTATCCTCTTAATATTGCTCCTGAGTCTGTTCGTCCTCGCTCTGTGCAAACGGTTACTAGAGCACTGGCTGGAGATGATTTTGCTAGAGAGGTTGAGGGATCTACGCCTGTTGAATTTGGCAATGAGATTCCACCAGAAGCTACTCAACAGCCACAAACTATGGATTTACGAGGCGGTACTGCTTCTATTACTCCTGACGAGCCTATATTACCATCAGCTCCTAGAACTCCTCCGCATGTAACAGAGCAGGAGATTCCTAAGACTGGTGGATATGAAGATAGGGTTTCTAACTTCACGAGGAAGAATATTGATCCTGCTATTCCCGGCGCCAGTGCTGAAGTTGCTCCTATTATTAATGCGCGTAAGAGTACGTTTAGAGACTTTGCGGAAGGGATGCTTATCTCTGGTGAAAGACAACTGGAGAAGATGGGTCCAGTAGGCCAGGAATTAAGGCGTGTACTTTCAGGAGTCGAATATCAGAAGAGAGAACTCTTTAATGAGTTTGCTGATCCATTCATAGAGGCTACAAAGAAGCTATCTACCCAAGAGGCTTCTAACTTCGTAGACGTTATGGATGGCAAAGCAGATCCTATCTCTCCTAATGTAGCTATTGCAGTAGAGAAGTCTAGAGCTATCACCACTAAGATGGCTGATTACGCTGAAGCTGCTGGTGTAAGAGTTAAGACCGGCAAAGGCGTAATGCCATTTAAGGGCTTAGATAAGTATTGGCCTCATCGACCTGTTAATCCAGTTGGGAGATCTAACTTTATTGACGAACTAATGAAGCGTAATCCATCTCTATCAAGATCACAGGCTGAACGTCTATCTAGGAAGTTCCAGAATGAAAGCGAATTCTTTAACTCTCCTCAGCATAGTCGTATGTTTGGTGATTTTGAATATCGTAAAGATCTTAATTCTATGGTTGACCATATGGCAGACATGGCTGATATTATCTCCCGCGCTGAGATACTTGGAGCAGGTGATATTGGACAGAAGGGTACTCTTGTTAGTCGTTTAATTGAACAGGCTCCTGACCCTGCTAGAGCGGCTGAATTAGTTCGTACTCACCTACGAGGTGGTATGGATAAGAACAGCAGATTCTATCAGGCAGTGAAACAGCTAATAGAGTAGCTACTAAAGTACAGGTATTTAACTAAGCTGGGCATGTTCCCAATCTCTAACCTTAATAACCAGTTACAGACTATGCTGCATGGCAATAGGGATCTTTCGCTAGTGCTGTCGCAGATACGATCGCCGGCAGTCCTAACCCTTAAAGCAGTGGCTAAAGAATATGGTACTGTAGGAGTTGGAGAATACCTGTTGAAGTATTATCTGAAGCTGGTAAAAGGCAGGTTCCAGTTGTGGTCCTTTAATTAAGAAAGCAGAGGCTTTCGCTAGGACTATTGCTACTGGAACTGATAGGAACTGCTAAGACATTATTTAAGGCTGCCTAAGGCTGCGATCAAATGTCTATAAGGCGGCTCCAGAACCTCCTATTACAGTCAGATGTAACGGAAGTCCTGAAGCAACCTGAACTATCGCCAGAACAGCTCAAATATGCAACGCAGCGTTTTGTGGAACTCGCTCAGCAGCTTGATATGGAATTAAACTACCACCCGAATGGGTTAATGAGCCCTTATAGCCATACCACTTATCTTTAAGAAGTTCGCCTTCCAAGGCACTAAGTCTGTATATGATGCTAATAATGATGAATCCCAAAAGGAAATTCCATTATTTCTCGTAGCGTCGCCTCTGTTGGAGAGCTAACGGGTGACCTGAAATCAGTTGTGTAATGGTGTAATTCGAGGGTCGGTAGAACCAGATGGAATGTTAAACGCCATAGCATATGAGCTGGGGAATAGACATAACTTTGCTGGTAAGTTGACTGGCCTAGATTCCCAGGAAGACGATACACAATGGGTGGCAAATCGATTGGCCGCTGATATTCTGCAATCGTGGGGTATTAGGCTTAATAGCAGATATGATGCAAGGGGCTCTTGGAGGGAAATCTGCGGGATATGCTGCACTATTTGGCCCGGCAATAGATCAAGCACTGTCGGTCCTGGATTCAGGTACCAAGGCCGTCGGTGAAATGATCTCTCCACGAGAGGAAGAAACATATCCTGTCTAAAAGGGTTAGGACGTGAAGCATTACGATCTACTCCTGTACTCGGACCTGGATTACAGCGTGGTTTGCTACCCTATGATGTTCAGGTTGACGAACCTTAATTAAGCTTATATCCCTTAGGAACTTCAGCTTCCAGTATAGCATTGTTAGCTTCGTTATTCTCAATAAACTTACCCTTTATAACCCCTTCTAGGAGCATGTGTGCTCCGTCGATAGGCTATCTTATTAGGGTGGATCCTCAGAGACTCCGATTAAGAACATACACATATCGTCTTTACCAGATGAGCTAAATCCTAATCCTGCATCTACGCAGTACTTAACTAACTGCTGCAAGATTTCATCTGGTACGCTTAGCATTCCTCCTGCGTTTGACACTCGCTTGCTTGGGTCCTCGTTCTCCATCTGATTCTCTCCTATTCTGACGGCTATCCTTCAACCATTAGCGAACAGCATTATCCTCTCAAGCTGGTCGTTGGGCATATGCATTAGTGTATCACATAGCTCGCCTTCAAACTTACGGCTATCAGCAGAATAGGATCTGATAACGGAAACTGGTCATCATGAAACATACCAGTACCTTCCTGATGCATCAATACAGAACAGCCCCACATAACAGCGGCTAGATCATCATCATTACGAGTATGGAAACTCATAGTCATACGAACAGCGTGCATCAAATCATCACCAATTAGTCCGGCATGTATGTTCTTAGTAAGTGCATCTCTAAAAGCATTCTGATAATTGGTAAGATGATGAATAGTATGATTAATAACATCAGAAGTAGGAAGACCCTTCTCCCAGTTACCCTCTCCATATTTAAGAGCACCTCCTTCAGGTACTTGTTGATATCCATAATGACCAGTATACCTAAATGCTAACCTATCAATAGCGACCTTAGGAATCAGGTCATATCTATACATCCTCTGGCTTCTTTGTGCTCCCGTCTGAAACGTCTGCTTTCCTGACGATGTAGAGACTGTGGACTGGTTTGCTTGCTGCTGCTCGTTTCTTTCCATGCTCTCTCCGCTCAGAGAAGAATTGTTCAAGCTTATCTAAATCTAATGGATCTCCTAGTTCATCTACTACCATGATAGAGAAGTTAACTCCTCTTGGTATATCGTCTAATTAATAGGTTCGTATTTAGTCCCTGTCCAAGTCAGGATCGTCGTCTTCCTCATCTTTACCCTTTTTAACTTCGCCCATTGAATTGGCCTTCTGGTCACATCCCCACTTAGGACATCTCCAGTAATGACCATGTTCTGAGCTAGCTCTTACCATTCTAATATTGTGCTTAGGGCACTCACATCTTCAATCATAAATGATCCATTCTATGGATCCCATATTGGGACGGCTAAGTCCTATATCTTCAATCTCTCTATCAAATCTGCCCAACTACTAAATACAACTTTTCAGGTTGTGTATTCTGGAACTTTATCCAGTATGACTCTTGTCACTTCTCCCTCTCAGCCTGTATGACAATAGATTGCCTAATCTTCTCTACGATAATCTCAATAATCTTTTCACTCTGTATCTGAGCCATGATAATCTCCTGATTACGCTTCATATACTCATCTGCTATAGCATCACCTATCTTAGTAAGTGCATAGTTTAGTACTCTATCTGCTCTTTCGCTTAGCATATAGCTCCATTCTAGATATCGATACACTCACTATGATGCCTCCGTCTCTGTCCGGTTCAACATGCGTATTCATATCTTTTGCAAGCACTCTATTTGAAGCGGCATGTTAGGTTCTGCCGTAGGAATTAATAACCACATTGTTCCATATCGGATCTACATATACCCAGTTACCTCCTAAATCTAACCATAATAGGACCAACATCTACACCTATTAGTTTTAAACATTAGTTGGTACCACCACCTGGTGTATCTTCTTCTGATAGATATTTTCTTCATTCTAGTGACTTCACAATCTTAGCAAGCTTATCCCGGAGAACACGGTTCTCTTCAGTTGTAGAAATAATGTAATCTCTCATATCACCTAACTGTTTAATCATCTCATCTAGTAGTTCTACCGATACGTCAAGCTGAGGTCTAGCAGATTTAGGAACAGTACCAGCTCCCTGCTTCTTCCTCTCATTAGATACGAACTGAGCCATACTACCTTCAGTCGTTTCTAATGCCTAACTCAACGGCTTTATTCAATAGGAATTTAGCATTCTCAGAGTTACTCTTAGACCAATCGATAAACTGTTTAAGCGGCTCTAGCGTGCCTCTCTTATTGTACTGTCTAACCTCACTCTTCTCTTCCTTGGTAAGCTCTATTCCGCTACCATTGCTACCTGGGAAGAAAGACTTGAAGTTCTCATAGACAGCTTGGTTAGACTTACGTACTAGATATGGAATATTCTTAGTTCCTACAGAAGCTAGTAGCCCATACTAATGCCACTGTGGTACACCTTCTGTTAGGATAATAGCCTTGGTATTCTGAGATACTAGGTTAGTTAGCATCTCCTTATCTACATCCTTAGTGTCAATAAAGTCAACGGCTGGGTTATTCTGATACTCCTTTCACGAACCCAGTGTTACCAATAATAGACGCAAGCTTTACCACCTTTGGTGAGATCGATTACCTGCTTTTCAGCCATTCTCCTCTCCCGCGTTAGTCTGAATTAATATGGTGCGGGCTGAGGGACTCGAACCCGCACGGTATTCCTACCGACGGATTTTAAGTCCGTTGTGTCTGCCATTCCACCAAGCCCGCCTACTATCTAGTCTTCGTCACTTCATCAGATCTCAATCGTCATCATCCTCATCGTCATCAATATCATCATCTTCATCATCTTCATCATCAATAAGATCATCGTCATCATCTTCTACAATATCAATAGGCTCTTCTTCCTGATCAGCAAATTGAGTATCATCTACGGTTTTCATGTCCGTCCTCCAATATCTTGCGCTCTTTTGTGAGGTCACGATTAAGGGCATCGGCCTCAGTGAACTTGTTAGGATATCTAGCACGCAGCTTAGTAATGTTAGTCTCGAATACTACACCAAACGTAGTCTTAATCTCATCAATAGCGAGTGGCAACGTACCACTCCAAATCACCTAGTTCCTCAGTTAAGTTAACCTCGTTAACGTTTACCATATAGGATATGCTTCTTAAGAGCCTCCATAAATTCACCAGACTCAGTACAGAGTCCCATAGCAGCATGAAAGCAATCTAATAGTTTTAACCTTTTGAAGTCTTTCTATTACCGGCCCGTAATCCATCAGGTCGGTCACGGTCGCGTCCTTCTGGTAATTCGTCTGAGTCCATGCTCTCAGCCTCGCTGCATATGATTTTCTGAGACTCTCAGGATGTCTCCCCCACTTGGATATTTCTAAATCTACCTGGTCATCATCTCTTTAGAGCCTCAGCTACAAAATCAATAATCTTTAGTCATCTCTCTAAGAACTCTTATTATGTTTATTAATGAACTTCCTACCATCCATAAGAACTATCTGGATCATGGTATTAACTTGTTAATCTTTAAGTACATCCTCACTGCAGTGACCATGCCCATAGAGTCTTAGGACTCCCTAGTCTTCCTAAACTGTTCCCAGTTACTTCATCTCGTACATGGTAGCTAATCGACCGTAAGGCGAACAGCATAACAATGAAGTAGCCAGAAAACATAGTACCATCACATTTCCTTAGCTTTACCATTACCCTAATATCTAACTCACCATCGAAGTAATCAGAGCTTGCTAACATGATTAAACAGGCTGCTGTTAGGCCATTCCTATGATCGTATAATTCACTAAGTTATGTACCCATCACTACACTTCAGCCTCGAGTCTACTCTCTAACGGCTTCGTGGTAGTTTGGTTTAATCAGAGGAATTTCTTCTTCATACTCGCTCTACGTTAACGCTCTCATTCCCTTAGGGCTATTCTCAGGCTCGAAGTCTACGTTATCATCTTTCCTAAGAGTATCGAATAGGAGTAATACACTGCGAAGTATGAAAGAAAGAAGTCCTTTCCTCCGCTAGTGATAAAACCAAAACCCTTGTCCGTAACGATGCGAGCAATCTTTTCCCGTCATATCATTGCCACCAAGCCCTTCTCGAATCCTGCGGCATTCTTATGGCCGCCTCCACCGTTTGCTTTAGCTACTGCACTGACATCAAAATCACCAATACTACGACAGCGAATATTGCATCTTACCGTCTTGTCTAATGAAGAAGCTAGCAGCAAATGGAGAGTCTGGATAGAGCTGACAGAGCCTATGACCTACCTCACTAAATAGAAGGGTAGCATTAATAGTTGGCACCATATATCCACCTATGTCACGGAATACGGCGTTATTACACATAGCATCTACCATTGATTTCTTATACCTATCAATAGATTCACCGCCAACATAGGCTATATTCAAACCCTCAGGCTGCTCCAATTCATGATAGAGCATCTGATAGGCATCAAAATCCATAGGGAAGGACTGGATATAGGCGTTAATCTTTTCTGAATCTTTGAGAGCAAATCGCCACAAGTCCCTGTCCTCAATATACTTAATAAGGTTTGGAACTACAGCACCTAGATCAAGCTGCTCTTTGTAGTAGTGCCTCCAAGCCAATCCAGCACCTGACTGTTCCATATCAAATATACAGAAATCTAATCCCTCACAGGCTTCCTGCGCTGTCTTATGATGATCTAATACAAGCATGGCTTTAGCCTTGCTATTCATCATAACCATAAGCTCACGTGGGAAAGAGAAGTCTACAATAATATAATAGGTGTTAATATTAGCATTCTCATAGCAATCTTGCCAGAGAGTAGTAATTAGTTCTTTATCTCCATATTGTGCTGGAATAAACTTAGCATATGGAAACACAGTCTTAACTACCCAAGCCGCTGCCATGCCATCAAAGCAGTTCTTATGGTAGAAACAGACTACCTCTTGGGGTACTAGTTCGGTCATATCCCTCCCGTTTTCTTGATGTCTTCTGTGTGCTCGTCGAATACTTTCTTGACTTCGTTAGCCCAGTGTAACCAGGCATGAACATGAGATAGCATCACAGCAGATTCAAAATCTCCCTGCTTTAATGCCTCATTTCTTAATGCTGCCAAATCCGGCATTAGCGACTCTGGTGAGTCCGTCTCGCTCGGATACTTTATTGGTAATCGCATCAAGCCAGTGAGGTTTTCCATTACCTGTTATCCTTTCTCCTGTCATGGAACTATACACAGAAATTACTGTAGGGCCTTTACAATCAGGACAATATGGCATAGGAGGTGTTAAAGCTGGAAACTCCTTCTTACACTTATCACACCAAATCTTACTGGCTTTCTGGTTATACTCCATGTCTACCTTTCTGCTGTAGTTCTTTGAACTTAAGATAGCTCTCTAACGGCTCACCTGATAGATGGATAGTCCAGTCTGAGTTGTTCCCGAAGAATGCCTTACTACGTTTAACCCACTTCATTTCCATAAGAGTATCAATAATACGATCGAGAGTGCTGCTGTCATAATTGCCGTAGCCTCGAACGAGAAGCTCTGTCCGAGTAAGCTTATTGTCAGGAGCACTAATAAGAAAGTCAACAACCTTCTTAGTAATCTGAGCAAGTGGATCTAATCCAGATCCTTCTGAAGCTTTCTTGCTAGCATAGATAAGTGAGGTGATTTTTTGTATAGCTTCACTAATATCCGACTCAGAGATGATGAAGTCAGTCTCGTACCTTGATAAACAGATACACATGGCGACTTTAAGAACGTGATCTGGGACTCGGTTAACGAAACCAGTTTTGTCGTTGTAGACTGACTGGCTTCCTCTCCATTCCCTTCGCCACTTATTGAAGACTTCTTTTGCTGCTGCATCTGGCACCATCTTAGCGTTGTTTGTGCCTATCTTTACCAAGTGAGGAACATATTTAGGTACTATATAATTAGTGAATCTGTCAGGATCTATACTCTCTTCTTCATCATCTAATAGATCTAGGTCTTTAGACCTTTTCTCTTCGTAGATTACAAGATTTCTCCCAATGTAGCCACCTTCGATATTTGGTTGAGGGATACTATCGTAAAAGTGGGCCGGGGATGAACCGAAGAGGCAGGTGATATATGGCTCTTTAAGCTTTTCATGTCCATCACCCTTAAGCATGTTTGTCCATTGCGGGTTATAGTTTCTATCATATAAGTCTGTAAGAATAGTGAGAGAATCGGGATCTGCGATAATAGCTGTGGATAGCTCACCGTTAACGATAAATCCACGGGAATCAGTGATGACTGGCTTACCCGCTGCTGATTTTGTAGTAGCCAATTCTTTAATGATAGCTTGTATGCTTGATCTACCAGCAATGACCCTAGTAGTATCAGCTTGCTGTACGAGTCTTTTTGAGAGATTGACAGGGAATCCCTTTCCAAGTCCTGATTCTCCTAATAGCATCACGTATAGGTTAGGATAATAAAGTAGATTTCCTTTAAGGGTTCTTAGTGTATAAGCGTTCGCCGCTGCTGATGAAATACAACACATCAGACTCCAGTATAACCAAGACGTAGGCGTTTCCACATCCTGGTGTTCTTCTACCAGGTCGTGTACCCAAGAATTGCTCACGCTGCAGCTTTACTTTCTTGAAATCGCCGTAGTGAGTTGTACTTAATTCAACATCGCACGGAATAGTTAGTACGTAGTCTCTTTTCAGAGAGCAATATGTAGAGAAATCAATTGGAGTTTCCATATGCTTTTTAAGTAGTTTGGCATACGGCTCCCAATTGTTTTCTGGGACTTCCATTACTAACTCGTCGTGCTTCTCACCAATGAAATAACCTTCAGTATCGTCTTCACCGATCTCATCCTGAATCTTAAGAGCGGCTCCCTGTACTACGTGAGATACAGTTCTCTGTGGAATATTAGCTAATGCTTCTTTAACAAGACTCTCATCCATCCTAGCGTTGAAGATACGAACACACCGAAAGGATCTATGATAGTCCTGGTAGATTGTACTACTTCAGCTATATCGTTCCAGAAATTCTGCTCAAGTCTAGGATCTGCTGCCCTAAACTTCTCAATCATGATACCGGCTTTCCACTCACTAATATTAATAGGGATATCAAACTTCTGAGCATCAGTGTTGAAGTTAATCATGAACTCACCTTTGCCCATCTGGTAGTTACCAGCATGTCTAGTCTTCTTACCACAGAACCTTTCAGGCCCATCCTTTTCCATATCATCTACTACAGGTATCTTGATAGGTCTTAAGTCTAATGTGTTAGTATAACCCAGGATAAGAGCAGCAGTACGGCGATGAATATCAATCTTATCAAATACATCTAATAGATCCCACTGCTTGGCTAATACTGCAACAACTCTTGCTTCTGCCTGACTAGCATCTGCCTTTACCAGTACCTTACCTTTACGCGGCCTAAGCATAGACTTGATACTTTTAGCCAAACGACCATGCGCCGGTATTGTGTGGAAAGACAAGCCATTTTCTTCGGGCGTAACGGCTTCTTAAGAATACCAGTGGAAGAACGACAAGTCTCAGTAGCAATAATATTGAACGAGCTTTTACAAGTGTTGTCATAATCAGGGCAGAAGTTAATAGCCCTGGACAATTGATCTCGTACCCGTCTCTCTTCAAGTACATCGGTAAGGATGTCTTTGACTTTGACGCCATTGAACTTCTTCTCTTGGCATGATTCGCCATTAACCTCACAATAGCATCTTCACTAGTAGGTGCTCGCTTCAGAGCCTTGAACCTTAGTTCTTTATATAGAAAGTCAAACATCTGCGGTGCAGACTTAACATTCAGTTCATGACCTACAGCACTAAAGATTCGAGCATGGACAACGGCTGCCATACCCTTATACTCTTTACGTAGTTCCTTCTGTCTATCTAAATCTACATCAAGACCTACGTTCTCCATACGCAGATAGAGCTTATGCTTACGCATCTGATACTTATAATAGTAATCAACTAGAGGAACATTATGCCTCTCTTGCAGTGCGACTAGATCAATCTCTTGTTCTTCATCGACCTCCTTTTCTACTGCACAGTCTTTAGCATTGTACAATAGAAGTTGTTCAATCTTGCTCTTACCGAGCTTGAATTCCTTACCTTCATCCTTATAAAATGGTTCTCTCGTCCAGAGTGAACTAACGTCACAGAGACGTTTCTGTGGCATCTCAGGAAAAATAACCCTAGTCTTAATAAGAGTATCGCTAACAACGCGCATAGTCCTATATCGCCTGTCACCAAAACCAGCGAGCGTGAGCTTGAACTCGTCGTACTTAAGGTTATGACCAATTAGCCCGACCTCTCTGAGTTTGACGAACATGAGACGCCATACTTCATTTAATTCGAGATCACCCATGTCAGTAATCTTGTGCTTACCGATAGTACGTAGCAAGGAATGCTAATAGCATGATGTCTGTTATATGCCCAGCCGATGCAGACTGGAATGCAATTAATAGACTCAATATCCATCGCAGCGCAGTCAAGCTTCTTATACTCCTCAAAGAATCTATGCACATCTAGTGAACTATGAGCTACTGCAAGGTGACGGCTAGGAAGATTAAACTCTCTTGACTTAGATTCCTCACCAGCTCTAATTACATCAGCCTCAATGAGTTTAGTCCAAGTCCAATCTAATCCTCCCTTTGACTCATCTCCCTCACTTCTGCTAAATAATGCTGCAGGATGAACCGTAGGAACACACTTAGTAACACCATCACGTGCGCGGAGGATAGAACCACGATAATTAAGTATTCCGTCAAGGTCACAAACGGCTTTAAGAGCCTCATTACCAATGGCCAAGATGCACTTTGGCCTGAGCTTTTTAATCTCAAACTCCCAGAGTTCTTTAATGCATTCATCTATATCTACCCCAATGAGGTGTAGCTTTTTGAAATCATTCATTGGAGGACGATACTTAACGACGTTAGTTAGATAGCAATCATTCCTATTAATACCTGCCTTGAACAAGTACTCATTGAGCATCTGTCCAGTAGCACCAACAAAAGGTCTACCCATTTCATCTTCATTCTTACCTGGAGCTTCGCCAATAATCATTAACTCTGGTTCTAATGAGCCATAACCTTCTACTCTATTAGGCAAGTTTTATCTCCTCCATCCTAGCATTTTCTTTTTCTCGAATGAAGGCAAGACAGTCCTTAGCATACTTGAAACTCTTAATTTTATCTTCGTGAGTTCGCAGCCAGGATGCTATCAGCATGTCTTCACTTATACTACCACTGCTTCTACCCAAAGCATCTGCCGTGTCTTTCTGGGTCCAGCGCGGCTTCTCTTTTAATTTGCAGCAGTGGAAGTTATAAGTGTCAACTGCTCTTTGCAGCCATGTCTTCTTGACTAGAGGATGACCCTTTACCATAACCTGCCTCAAATTCCAGTTTGGTGCCGTAGCAAAACAGAATGTATTTTGCCCGGTTAGAGGCAGGGTCGTAGTACCTCAGTGAGATCAAATCCTCTGAAGCTAGGAGTTCTTTCAGTGCAGTCATGAATTCGTCACTGGAGAATGACGAAGGATTGAGCTGTTGCATTAGCTTTAATGACATAGCAATATCAGTGATACCATTATTAGTGGTAATCAATTCAAGCATTAGCTGTTTCAGTTTATCAATCACTCTGGCTCCTTTCATGCAAAAAGCCTGGGATGTTCTGCTGCGCACAGATCAGGCAGTATTACCCGCTGGATTATTTGACCGGGGTAGGTCTTATTCGCCAGCATCCCAGAACACCGTTAGTATTTAGCCAAGGGGCTTGAAGTCAACAACGTCGTTGAACTCATTACCCTTATTGCTCTTACCACGCTTAATATAGATCTGCAGCTTGCTACCAACAGTCTGCTGGAACAACTGGGTGCTAAGCTCATATCCCTTCTGTTCGTCATAAGGGAACTGCAGCGTCTTCCAGAGATTCTTACCGAATCCCAAGGCTTTCTCATTAAAGAGACGACGCGGCGAAATACCCTTATTCGGACCCTCAATAATCTTGAATAGGAAAATACAATTGGTGGAGCCGTCCGTGTCGGCTTCCTCTTCTTTGTATTCGATAATCTCAGCTGGGTGCCAACCGACTTCAGCAAGATCACCCTTTTTGAGATCATCCGGAGTAAGAATTGCGCGCATGGTTGTGTGTCCTTTCGGTTAGGTTTTCCACTTCGGTACGTTTGTAGCGAATGGATTGGGACTGGTTGATGGTTGTTCGTTCGATTCAGCCTTCGGAGCATTCATACGTTTCTCTTCAGCTTCTTTAATAGCACCCTTCCATACCTCATAAAATAGTTTATCGGTGTAGTCTAGCTCCTTAAAATAGTCGGCTAATAGAGGAGACTTTGCGAATTCGTCTCCGATAGTATTTAGTTCACAGACATACTTCTTGGAGCTCTTTCCGTTACTCCAATCAGACTGCTGAGAAAAATGATAGATTTCAGTGAATGCACCTGGCACCATACCGGCTACCTTACTGCCATATGATACGAGGCTATTCACCTTAGAGACTCGAATGGAATTTACCAGAGCCTTCTACTTTAGTTGTGGGGAGAGGATGTGCCGTCCAAATTACATGACAGGGGAGAAGACGGCTAATGTCAATACACTGAGAGATGAGAGAAGTCTCGACCTTGTACTCATCCCATGAAGGGAGAATGTCTTTCATCTTCTTGTGAAGTTTATTCTCTTTACCAAAGTTAAGCGACCAGTTGACTGCTGCCGCCGTCATAAAGGTTAGAGAGTCATTGATGATAGCTGTGTAATCTACAATCGTTAACTCTATCCAATAACCAATTCAGATATTCACCTGCGTTAGCAGCACTATAAACATCATATTCAATATTCTCAAGAATAGTCTTAGCCTTAGAACCGAAGCGAGCTTCAGTAAAGTATGTAGCTAATTCAACGGGACGCTTCTTGTCCCAATATGAAAGATATACCGGACCCTCTAGCGCAAAGCTAGCGGCAGCAAGTGTCTTGCCGAAACCGAATGGTCCTTTAAATAGCATTGACTGAGCTTGTCCCAGCCTGAGATCACTTGCTTTTGCCATTAGATGTCCTCTTCGTCTGGATGTGAAGTCACTTGCCTAAGTCTATCTAGTAATGATACAGTCGAAGACGGCTCAGCTATCTTAACTGTCCTAGCCAACTCACTCGCATCATCCATAGTAATAGTTCTAACAGGCTGTCCATCACCTGTATATACTAATGCTCCAGGTTTAATCTTAGGATTGTGGCACTTCTCACAATGAGGTTTAGCTAATCTAATAGCATACTCATTCATGATGAAGTCTTCACCACAACGCCAACAAACTGACCTCTTACCTAGAGCTAAAGCTACGTTAACCTTATACGAACAGTCAGGAAGCGCACAGAAATAAATCTGATTGCCTGTCTTATGAGTGTGCCTCCTGAGCTTATGAGTGTGCTTTTGGTTTGCCATGTTATCCCTCTAGAATTACGCGGGGAGTCGGCTAACGCCATTCGGTTTACACCAAACAGTCTGAAAGCCGATCTCCCCTACTGAGTTTATCAAACACATTGAGCCCGCTCCCTCACGTTCTGCATTATTCCTATTGACCTAGCTTACTAGCTACACGGTTAAGGCTCGGAATGATAATCTCAGGTTTCAATCTTGGTAGTTCGGAACGTATGTTCTCTTACCTCGCCTAATCCTACGTCTCAGCCACCTTCTATCTTTCATAGGCCATAGCCTAAAGTAGCCAAGACAAATCCAGATCGGCATCAGTCCTTTTTAAGCTTCGCAGTAACGTCCCAGGGATTAGCTACCATGAAGCCCTGCTCAAGTTTATATAGCTTGTTATCTGCACCAGACGTTTCACAAATCTCGTAGTACTCACAACGTCGGTTAAACTTGAAGCAGCTAGTAAAGTTCATTCTCCAAATGCCTCTAGCTACGCAATCCATATACTCGTTTAAGATACCGTCGATAAGGTTAGCTCGCCAATCGGCTAATAACATAGGATCATATGACAGCGGTACTCTCTTAAACTTCTCTTCTGCTGTCTTAGGTTTCTTAGCGTCAGGATCATGCAGACCGATACGATTAACTACTAAGTAGTTTGATCCCACCGCGTCGCAATAATTCTGGAACTGGTTAGAAAGACGTGGGACTTCAAAATCTCGTGAGTATGTTTTATGGTCAATAGGTAATCCATTGTACGATGCGGCGCGACCAATGCCTTTAATGTTAACCAGAAGGTCAATCTTGCCAGAGACAAATATACGAACAAACTCATCCTCGTATATAAGACGTAGAAAGCTACGTTCGACCTCCAATATCTCCATTTGCTCATCTTCAAACCTCCAGAAATCACAAGATTCCTCGACGGCTCCAAATACACGCTTAGCTTCATTCTCACCTAATGCACACTGATCTGGATCGCTCGCTACCGCTCGCATTCGTTGGATACAAGCGTGCATACGGTCATTATAATGAATACCTTCTTTCAATAGATTGAAATATCTTTCCAGTCCCTCATGAGCAAGACCACCTGAATCTAGCGCAGGCGCCTTATCCTTCATAGGAACTGACCTATTCATATTATGACGCATGTTATATCGAGCATGACATAACTCAATAAGTCCCACGAAGACATATCTAGAATGATGTTAGCCTTACCATCCTCCTGTACCACTGTGATAGGTACGTTAGGATTCTCATCGTTCTTACTAACTAGAGCATTCCGTTCAGTATCTTTTTGAATCTCGTCCATTCTCTTTCCTCTACTTCTGAAGTGACGCCATGAGCTTTAACATAGCGTCGGAATGCTCTCTCTACTATACCTACTAATAGCGGTTTAAGCTCTTTCTCTACCTGACCCAAATCAAACTTAGCCTCGTCAGCCGTCTCACTTTGCCTAGCTGAGACATATGTATTACGGCTAAATCCTTTAGTGCTAGGCTTTCCCATTGAATATTACTCTTGCTGGTTCATCTGTCTCTTGCCTATTGATGATGTCAGCAAAATGTCTAGCTTTGTTACCTGCCTCTTTTAATTCCTCAGTTAGCTTATTCATATCTCTAACAATCATCTGCACTGTCTCTAGTGATTAGTTCACATAGCTGGACTACTATATACTCTCTACCATACTTAATGGCTATCTTCTGTAGGTCGTGTATAGGATCTCTAGGTCTATGCTTATGAACATACCTATGTCTGTTACTCATTAGCTCTTACGCCTCTTAGCCCAATAAGCCTTCATTCTAATGCTAACGGCTTTCTTTTGTGCCGGCGTCATCTTACGACGCTTCATGCCGCGGGCGACTTTCTTAATCGCCTTCAAATTCTTGATTGGCCTCTTATCGTTCACTACCAATCTACCTTCAGTCTTAGCCTCACTATCAGTGATAAACTTATCGAGGTTAGTAGACTGAATGATGTGAAGTACTGCAATCTTAATGAGCTTAAGCTCTTGAGCGCGCGTCAGAATCATCTCTTCTTCTTTCTATCCTACTGACGTAGGAGTTAGTTCTGGTTAGTTGGATCGTGATCACACAAATTGAACAGCCAGTAAAAGACTCTGGTCCTATTCAGTTTACCGCAGAATGGACAATGCCATGTTACATATACGCAAGTGAATAATACTATATAGACAGGTATCAGTATCAGTAAGAAAGGTATGCTATTCGGGTACGCTCCTCTTTCTAAATCTTCGATAATCTGTGATATATCCATTCTTACCTTCGTGCCTGTATATAGTTAGCCAGCGCCAGAACTCTCTAATGAGTCGTCTTAACAAGACCTTGAGTCTTTCTCTCCATCATACGTCTCTCCCACTCCATTCGGAAAGCCGTAAGCCAGAGAATCTTAGTCTCGTCTTTAGCTCTATAGGTCTGGTATCCCATACCCATTAACATTAAGGCTGCGTTACGCAAGTGGGAGTCTTGCATGAACTTAAGACGAATAAAGCCTTCATCCTTAGTTCTCCACTGCAAATCCTCTACCTTGATATGACCTTCCTTAACACCATCTATATCACCTTGATCGATAGGTGCTAACTCAAGTGGCATGTCATAATCAGGCATTACTTATCCCTCACAAGTCGAAGCCAGAGTACTAGAGTATCGTGCTGCTCAACGTCTACGTAATCAATAACAAACTTAGGATACTCAGCTACATTAGGAGGCTGTGACTGTGCATAGTTAGCGAATGCAGAGTGCGCCTCATCATGGTCTAGGAACTCATACTTTAGCTTAGCTATATCAGGCATTACGATATCTTCTCCTCTACCATATATGCAGGAAACACTGACGTGAATAACTCTCTAGTGTAGTTCTTCTCCACGTCGTGAACTACCATCTTAGGTCCAATACGACCACGGCTAAAGCCCTTAAACTTATACTCTCTTAAGTCGCTACCTATGATTTTGTCTCCGATTTTGACTTCGTTGCCTTCCCTGTCTCGAAGGATGAAATCCATGGTGAGTTCTTCCCTTCTCTTAACTTAACTAGTTCCATGATTACCTGAGTTCTGGTATTCGCTACCTTCATGTCAGTAAACGTGCGATAACCGAACTGTTTATCTGACCTACAGAACCAGAATACTACAGGCTTCTCACCTACATGCCCCTTATAGACAGCCTTAGTGATATATCCATAGAAATATTTCTCCCAGAATACAGCCCACCTTTCTAGTTCACCGATTCTAGGCGGTACTCTTTCTATCCTATATCCTTTAACAGTAGTCTTAGTGACCATATCACTGTCCTAAAAGCAGGTATCACAAGTACAATGTGGATGAGCACCAGACCTACAACTAGATAGTGCTCTATGCCTAGGTGCAAAGATATCTGATATATTCTTACCTTTCATTATCTGTGGTATGAAACTAATCTGACAAGTCATACAATCAGGATTAATCTCACCAGCTTGTATTAGCTTAGTCAGATACTCTTCAGGTGTCCTAGTCTTTACAGTCTCCATTTATCCCTACCTTTCGTTACCAGCATGGAAGTGAGTTCTTTCATTAGACTCTGCTGGTCCCAAGGAACCTCTTTATTATCTAGCGTGCCAGCTACAATAGAACGCTTCTGTTCTACTAGCTCAGTGAAGTATTCGTCAATCGTTCCACTAGCTAGCATGTAAGTAACTGATACATTATTCTCTTGTCCGAAGCGATGAAATCTAGCTTCAGCTTGTTCTTCATTAGCAGGATTCCACTGTCGCTCAAGCATTACAGCGTCAGCACAGAATTGCAGGTTTAATCCTTCGCCTGCGGCTAGTGTGCTAGCAATCATAATGCGAGCAGGTGTATCCTTAAAGTCTTTGGCTAATTGAGCTCTCTGGTCGCCATTCAAACCAGAATGCATCATTAGTACAGGCGGGAATCCGCCATCTTTTAGCCAGTCATTCAGCTTAGCTTCTAATAGCTGAGCCACGTCTTGATGATGAGTGAATATAGTAAGCTTTCGCTCACAGGACATCAGAAACTCTGTGGTCCACTCAACACAAGTCTCTATCTTACTAATGCCTGTAATGTGCCGCATCTTTGCCATGATAGCAATTTCAGCGGTAGTTCTAGCAAATCCACTCTCATCTGAATAGAACAGGTCATCTAACTCTTTAAGAGCGGCTGCATAAGCCTTATTCAGTTTAGGGTCTAAATCTACGTGATAGAACTTACGGTCTAGCGAAGGCAGGTCTTTCAGTACTTGGTCTTTAGTTCGACGTATGATAATATTACTCGTCGCATCATGGAATCTTTGCGGCTGCCGTAAGCCACCGACTTTAGTGCCCCATCCAGAATCATAAGAATCACAGTAATCATCTACATACCTCTGCCAATTAGGGAACTTATGAGGTGCTACAATGTTTAATACAGTGAAGTATTCACCTGCATTATTCTTAATAGGTGTCCCAGACATCGGGATGTGATATTCAGTCTTCTTGCAGATACGTTGTACTGCTTTAGCTCTATCACTCAGATGATTCTTAATACGCTGACACTCATCAATGATGATAGTCTTAATATCAGGAACATACTGGAATAGATGTCGTCCTTCTTTAGCATATCGAAGGGTAACGATGTAGACTTGAAAGCCAGGGGGGGCCATAGCTTTCTCTTTCCCAGTTTGAATAACCTGAGCTAGAGAAATGTAGCCTTTTTGGTTTGGGTCGCTCCCTCTGCTACACAAATGCGATCTATTTACCACATCCACTGTCCAATTTCACAGTAGTTGGGTACTCACAATTCACACAGGTAGAAGCTTTTCAGGCTGGAGTGTGAGCAGACAGAGTGATGTCGATAGTCTCTTACTAAGCCCTGCTCATCGGTCTATTAATCACATGAAGTTATTGCCTCTTCAGCAAACTTGACTGCTCAATCTGGTAAGGTCCTTGGCTCTTACCATCATTGAAATAACAATCTCTTATAGGAGTTCTTTATCGTTCTTAGCCGACTTGGGTATGCGTAAAAATGTATTAGGTGTCCGCGCACATGCTAGTTAATGAGCGTTGTAGAACCTAGCTTAACGCGCAGATTCTTTACGGCCACTCTTGCAGCTCTTCTCACATTCTACTTTGTATGATTTGACTTGAGAGCCATTAGTAATCACCTATTTAGCAGAAATGATCTTGTAGGACTGGCAGCGGTGCATTACCTTACTGAACGTCTTCAGTCTTCTCTACTTTGGTATTAGTCTTCTTCGCATTGTTAGTTACCTCTAGTAGCCTACATCAGACAGTCTTACTGGGCGAATGGATTATGCAAACGGCTTAGTAGCCTCTTCAGCGGCTGCAGCGCCCTTTGATGTGAGTTTAGTAATGGTAGCTGCGCTAGTGATTCTCATCAATTCTTTAGTATCGATGCCAAGCTTAGGCAAGACTGCTTTAATCTTAATCCATCTTAGACATTCTTTGCTTGCCGTTTCTTTACTGGCTATTGATAGTCATCACTAGTGATATCATCTAGGAACAGAGCAGTAAATCCCCTTTCTTAGCGTCTTTGCTTTCTGCTCGTTCTCCTACCATTATACTATCTGCTCTGGTTATAGTCTTGCTCTAGCATCATAGTATTTGAGCTAATGATTCACGATGGGCTCTTAATTCCAAGCTCATACCATCGCTGGAGATTATGCCCTTCCGTACATCATTGAAGGAATGACGCGATAAGCTTTTCTTTTTCGTCCACTGTGATATTCCGTCCATCTTTGAAAGATTACTAATGAACGAGGCCATGAGTAGTGGAATTAGTGTATAACTTATGCTGCTATACGCAGTATTGACTCTGCTGGATAATCATCACTAAATCCAATGTCTGCGTATAAAATGGATGACGCGGTGCTATAATGCCCTAGCGTTCACTGTAGCATAGAACACAATCTACGATTAGCTGTAGGATATATTAACACCTGCCTACATTATTAGGACAATCGCACCATTTACCGACTTTCTCGTGAAGCGCCCTAGTGTGTACTTAGCCTTCGGTA